CGCCACCTGAACCGCCGTTTGTGCCTGTTGTATTTGAGCCGCCTTTACCGCCACCAGATGAAGTTATATTACTGCAAACAGAATTAGAGCCATTAGCATCAACTGCACCGCCTGCTCCAACCGTAACAGTAAAAGAACTACTTAAAGCTAAATTCGTTGTTCTGAATCCACCAGCACCACCACCACCGCTGGCATTACCACTACCCCCACCAGCTCCTCCAGCTACGACTAAAATATCAGCAGTTATACCTCGCGGATAATTTTGACTAGCAATAATGCCCAATAAACTCATTACGCTATATCTCCTACAACTAAAAATGTATTAGAAGCTGTGCAAATAATAGAAGCTGCGCTGTATCTTGCGCGTAATTTAGGAGCTGTTGCTGTTGCACCTGTTGAGTTAATAGTTACCCCTGCGCCTTGCGCTAGTGTTACTTGGCCTGCGCCTATCTGCGCTATGTTTATTACATCACCTGCACTAAATACGCTTGGCGGTACAGTTAAAGTAATAGGGCTTGCGTTATTTAGTGTTACTAGCTGGTTAAGGTTGCCTGCTACTAAAGTGTAAGTAGTGCCTGTTTCTGCATCAAACTCTAGTTTTAATCTTAAAGTTGCTGTACCGCTAGTAACACCGCCTGACAAACCTGAATCTGTGCCAGTTGTAATGCCAGTTATATCACCTGTAGATCCAACAGATACCCAGTTTGAACCATCATAAACTTCTACTGAATTAGTATCTTGTAAGTAAGACATCATGCCTTCAGCCAATACACCGCTTAGCGCGCTTGTGCGAGCTGCTGAGCTTGCAAACACCATAACTGTTTGCTCATTCAAATACGTATTGACCTGGGCTGCGGTAAGCACATCCCCGGTATTGAACAACTTATATCCTGCGCCTGCCATTTGTTCTCCTTAGTAGCTCAGCACGTCTGTGTCTAGTATACCCGATATATCGGAATCTAAGACAAAGCCTGCCAGTAGCGGTTCTGTTGTGTATAGGGTAGTCATCCAGGATGACTTGGTAATGTCGTGATGAATAGCATTTACTAGGCTTGATTGAACAACGCTGGTAGAGCCTGGGGTGGTCTTGGTAACTGTTACTCCATCAAGCAATTCTATGTCTACCCCTGCCAATGGCTTATTGGGGTTTGTATCATCATAAAGATTTAGCTGAATGCTATCTATGCGTATCTCAGGGTCTTTGCGTGTCGCTAGGATGCCTTGCGCTTGGCTGAGAGCCTCAGCATTGGTCTGTACCAAGATGTCTGAACGCTGGCCTGAATGTAGGAAGAACTTATCAATTGAAGGCTGGTCAAATACATTCTGAGCAGTACCGCCTAGGCGTGTAATAGTCACATCATTTACCAGGTTTGTATCATCAAAAGCGACTACGGCATTGGTGTATGAGATATCTGTGCCTTGATCGCTGAACTCATAGACCGGGAACGCTGGCGTGGCTATAAGGGCATTACGGCTTACGAAATCAACCTTGCCATTGGCATCTAGAAAGATGCCCCCAAACTCGCTCTGTTCCACGTTAAAAAGCGCCTGAAGGGCATCCCTGTCTGTGCCTGGGTCTGCCTGCAGGGTTGAATCACCTGTATCCACGTTACGCAAGCTTAAAGGCCATTCAATTTCGTCTAAGATGGCATTTACCCTAGCACCTGAAGTTTGTACGCCTGAGCCTGTAACAGTTGTTATGCCTGAGCCTGCAAGCAACTTAAAGCCATCTACGCAACGCAGGGTAACTGTGCTTAGTTCATCGTTGCCCTGTCTGAAACCTGTGTCGTATGTGTTGATAAATCCTGAAAATAGAAAATAATCTTGCGTGTTGTAGGTAGCGTAGATAATTATCTGCCTTAGCGGAACAAGGTTTGGATAGTAGATACTGGCAGGGTTAGTAGGATTCCAATCACCTGTTTGATCATACAGCGTTACATTTGCCGTGCCAGCCTCAAACTGGGATGTTAAACGATTGCGCCCACGTCTGATAGAAACTCTAGTTACTAGGTCTGTAATCTCAATTGGCAGCGTGCCTGAGCCTAAGGTATTTGTGCCTAGTATGCCTTCAGTTGCGCTATCTAAGATTAATGGGTTAATCTCAAAAGCGGTATCGCTATCAAAGTCAACAAAAACACGCAGCGTAGGTGCTGGCATTAAATGGCCCTACTGCTTAACAATAGGTTTTTGCCTGTTCTTTGATAGTTGTATTGAATGTCTGTAATAACCTCAGCTAAATCCTCAGCAGATGTTACGTTGCCTTCAACAGTAACGTTAATGGTTGTTTCAGGAATTATGCCTTGGCTTGTTGCAGCTTCAATAGATTGATTTAAGTACTCATTAGCAAGCTCTAGTCCGGCTAATGCTGCTGCTAAATCTGCTGCTGCAAGGCTTTCTGTTAGTAGGCTTGTGGCATCCACATAAGCATTGGCGGCATCTACTGCTTCTTGGGCTGCTGCCTTTTCTTCAGGTGTGGTTGCTGCTGCAACTGCTGCCGCTGCCTGAGCTGCCGCCGCTGCTGCATCCTCAGATGATATTTCAGCAAATGCGCGTGAAGCGCTAGCGGCTTCACTAAAGGCAGTTGACTTATCAATCTTGGCGGTTAGCACATTTGCATTAGCGTTAGCGCGACTAATGGCAATACTTGACATTAATTCATTCAAAGCTAACTGTTGCTTGGCTAGTGTGTCGTACAAATCTTTTAAGTTCTTTTTAGCAGATTCAAAATACTCAGGCCACTTGGAAAACGGGTTGCCTGCTTCTAAATCTAATAATGTTTCGGCTAGAGCTTCTGTTTCAGTTCTAACCTTGTTCAATTCATCAAGTAGTTTTTCGGCTTTATCTACATCTTTCTCAGCAATAGCCTGCTTAATGTCTTCAATTAACATCAATTCTTCAACGCGTTTGCGTTCTTCATCTGTTAGTTTGCCTTGCAAGGCAGCAGCTAGTTGGATTCTATTTAAATCAAAACGTGATTCTTTTTGAATCAGCATCAAACTGATTTGTTTTAATCTGTTTAACTTGGCTTGTTCTTTCAGTTGCTTTGATCTTAGTCTTTCTAATTCTTTTTCACGTTTGATTGCTGCTTCTTCAATAGCGGCAAGTTGTTTGTCAACTCCTGGCTTGCCAATGCCACCACCGGGGAAGAACAATGGTCTTGAAGCTTCTCCTGTTTGTCTTAAGATGTCTACAAACTGTAAAAGACCTGAGAACTTAGTAGGATCAAGAAAACTATTAACAAATGGAATACGGCTTTGAACTTCAGATATAGCAACACCAACGCCACGAATAACATCGGCAGCGACAACGCCAAAACGTTCCATAGAATCAGTAGCGCCTGCAATACCATTTTCACCAGATAACAAAGTGAACGCATCTACTAAGCCTGAGCCAATAGTAGTTTGCATACGTGCATAACTTGCTTCAAGCAAACTTACCTTGCCAGCATAGGTATCTAAAAAGGCTGCCCTTTGACCACTAAATTGATTATTTAAAAGTTCCTGTATTTCGTTGAAAGATTTGGCTTTTAACTCTGACTTGCTAAGTCCTAGTTCATACTTGGACAAACTAGCATTATTGCCTAAGAAAGACTTGCTCAAATCGTTTACAACAGTTTGCAGTTCTACGCCGGTTCCTGCTGAAACATCTATGGCAGTATTTAAAATGTCTTGCGACATAGCAACTGAGCGTGTAGTGGAAGCAAGTGTTTGGAAAGCAGGTCTTAATTGACCTTTCGTAATCGCTGTAAACTTTTCTAAGTTTTCTAAATAGTTTTCTATTTCAGGTGTAGCAAACCCTAAGTTGACACCTTTTAACGCCGATTCAAAACGTCTAGCTGCTACTTCATCTTCTTCAAAAGCCTTTACAGCAGCCTTACCAAATTGCACAACCTCACGTACAGAAAATACCGCTACTACTGTTTTGGCTAATGACTTAAACTTCTTTTCTAAAGAATTGGTTGCTTTTTCTGCATCTTGAAAACCTTTTTTCTTTAGTTCACCTGCAATAATGATTTTAATATCAGATTCAGTTAATGCCATTATGCAGCCTTCCTATCGCTTAAAATACGATTGGCTAGATTTCTTTTTGCCTTTTCAATTGCAATTAACGTAGCGTTTAAAGCTTTGCCTTGATTGCGAGCGTAGGCCGCATAAAGTAAACGGCCTTTAGACTTTTGCCCTCTGCCAGCGTAATCTACGAGCCCACCTACGCCATTCATAGCACCAATAAATCTTGCGCCTGCATCTGGATTGTTTGAAGCAGCTCTAGGATTTGGAGAACCTACGCGGCCTGCTGTTTCTATAATTGCGCCTGTGCGTGATTTGTTAAACAAAGTAAACAAAGACACAAAGCCAGATTGCTTCATACGACTATTGGCAACTGAGTAAGTTAAACCTCTACGAATAACTGTTTGATCATAAGATGGGAATGCTTCTTTTTTTCCAGGGACTCTTGGTTTGCGTTTATATCCAGGATCATTCCAGTTAATCAAACCGCCTGGAGCTGTGCCTGGAACTTTAGACCTAGCATCTTTGATAATTGGCTTTAGCGCCTCGCGGATTTCTTTATCCATCTCCTTCTTAATATCAGGAGCTAGTTGTCTTAAAGCTTTCTTAAGACCTACGACCCCTTCTATTACTACTGGCATTTTTCCTATCTTCCGCTTGTTTCTTCAGCACTTCTTGTATGGCTTTTAGCATACTGCTATCCATGTTGATAAACTCACTAGGCGCAATTCCTGTATGTACAGACAGCTGGGCTATTCTGTACGTAAGGGAATCACGCGTTAGCCATTTGGGGAATCATCACCAAGTACTTCAACAGCCTTTAAAGTACCAAGAAACTTATCCCCAAATGGATAAACCTCTGGAGCATCTGCCCTACGCAGACATTCCCATGCAAGCCAATAAATGTCACTCTGCTTTTGATCTTCTCTGAAAGCTCGGTAAAAACCTTTCTTAGCGTATTGCTCAAAAGCAAACTCAATGGCCGGTGTTATCTCGTGGATACTTTCCGTGCCATCTGCCCTTACAACTTTAAGACTTGCCATTTTTGCCCCTTTGTTAAATTAGAACGTGCCGGTGTCGGCTATGGTAACAACAGAGTTTAGCGTAAAGGTGATGTCCTGTGTTCCAATATCGCCAACGCCACCATTGATTGGGGTCAGGTTATTGACCAAAATATCAAAGGTGTAAAGCGGATTGGTTGCACCGACAGTAGTTAGTTTCTCCTGAAGCATTTTTACGGCAACAGTTGTGCCAAATGCTGCGCGAAGAGTTGCCATTACGTTTGCTGATGCTGTGTCATTCAAGAATGAAACAGTTAGCGTTCCAGATTCCAAGCCTTTTACAAACTTGTGAGCTGTATCGCCCATAGCGGTAACTTCAAGCTCATCTGCTGCCTGATTAAGTGTAACGCTTGTTACGTGGTCGCTCAGATCAACAGCGTTAATCTTAAGACCAACTTTGTTATTAAGAAAAACAGCCATTGCTATTCCTCATCTTTCTTAGTTGTTGGTTTTGGTGCCTTTTCGCTTAGCTCAACCTGGCCAATTTTGGCAAGGAAAGCCTCGCGTTCTTTGTCTACATCAGCCATGTTTTAGCTCCAATCGGATAGAACGCTGATTGATACTTCCCCGGA